TAATCGTAAAAGTTTGATTAACAACAGGGTAAACATGGGTATATTGTGTTGGACTTGTTACAGTTTGTATTGGTGATCCATCACCCCAATCAACAGTATACGTTGATACGGACAAAAACTTTTTAAACTCCGTATCCGAAGTATTAAAGAAAAAAAACGTATATGGATTACTTGTTGTTGCCGAAAATAAAAAATTAGTAATAACTTCTTTTTGTAGTATTGCACCATCAAAAACCGAATAATACCCAAGATCCGTTGCGACCTCCGTTAAAAGGATTGGAACCGTTAATCCTGTTAATAATGATTGACCATTAGTTCCTCCCGATAAAATCTGAGACATACCTGAATAAACACCGGTAAAACCAGTTAATGTAGTGGGGGTTACCGACGTGATTGAACAGCATGGATCGGCACTATATGTATATTCGGTATTACCTACATATACAACCTCCACAATATCCCTCTTAACATTTTCGGGTGATATCTTAAAATAATATTTTTGTTCTTCCATCTTATGGGTTTACATATTCATACCACAAAATTGGGAATCCATCAATTCCAACCCTCTGTGTTAAATTAGAAGTCGCATAAACTTCATACGTTTTATTTGTGTAATCCAAATTAACCTTATAATAAAAATAATCATTAGAGTTAAATGTAAATTTGTTAGCAATATTTGATTGTGGGGTGTTAGTCATTCTTACATAAACCCCTAACCTCGCATCAAAAAATTTAGCACTCATATAGAATTCACTTAGATTGATATAAACTTGTTTTCTTAACCAATATATGTGAAATCCTTCTTTATCCCCAACATAATCCAAACTAAACTTTGGTATTCTTATATCAACATTAGTTAATAATGATGATAATGACACAGATTGAGTAAACCCTTGTTGTACGGGTAAAATAATCGTTAAATACAATACTTGAGTTTTTTCATCGTCAGTATCATATAAGTCCAATTTAAAAAATGAATTGGTAAATGGTTTTGTAAAATAATAAACCTCATCAACCGTAAAACCTTCATCCAAATAACTATTATTCCAATTGGTACTATTAACCAATGGTGACGTTATTGGTAAAACATTATCATAAAAATAAAATTCATAATTTATATTTGTTTTTTCAAAATTTGAATTATTAACATATTCGTTGTGTGAAAATTGAAGAACCTCAAAATCATTAACCCCACCGACTACCTCTTTAACCATCTTTTCTTGGTATTCTTCTATACTATCATCCCTCCCAAGAAAATCCCAATTCATTTCTAAAGGAATGTTTAAGTACTGATCATTCTCAGGTAATACTATTTTATATTTATTCACAATCATCTATAATCGGTTCTGCTATTACGGTTATGTTATCAATACCAACATTACTTCCTTCAGGTATTATTCTAAAAATGGTATTCACAAATGGATAATGTTTTCCATTGATAAACGGATAGTCAACACCAACACCATCATTATCAACAAACCCATATGGATATATATCTCTCCATCTAAAACTATTTGATAAGTTTGAATAAAAAGCATAATCAGGTATATTAACCACCTTTAACGGATCACCCTCTTCAATGTATGTTGAGTATCTTCTTATCACTATCGGATCGTGGGGATTATAGTAATACCCAAATTGATTTGTTTGAGGTGCGTCGGTGTTTAACCAAAAATAAGTTTCATTAAATGTAATTTTGTGGTTATATCTTGAAATAACTCTTTCCGTTTGTTCGTAATCATTCCACTCACAATAATCACCATCAATTAAATCACCAGCTTTAAGATTTTCAGTATAAATAAATGGTCCAACAAGTGGCACAGTTAAACTATTATATGTACCCGTTGGTATATTGGAATTGGATAATGGATTTGAAGTGTCCCACCAAGGATTAGGTATTGAGTTAGCAAGTGGTATATTAAAATTCCACCCTTGTTTTAATTTATTTGTCCACCCAAAATAACCTTTCCATATAGTTGTAAAAAATAATTCAGATATAGGTCTGTTTTGATTATCTCTAAGGGGTTGAACATCAACATCAACGTTAAACGATAACGAATAAGCTTGACCACCTTCTTTGACTGAGGATCTTGATACACCATTTGGCGTTAACACCGCAGTTTCAAATTTAGTTTTAGGGTTATAAATATTTTGTTCAAATCCTGCCTTTACTAAAACCGCATCTTCAGCATTTGTTAAAATTTTATGTACTCTTACATAATATTCAGATTTGGTTTCATTAAGATTACTTCTATTAATAACTCTTTTAAAGGTTCCAGTGTTACCATTATTAAATGTCGTACCAACGTATCCAATATTATATATGTTAAAGATATATTCATCACTACCAAAAGCAGGATCACCTAAACTAATTACCTGAAATATATTTGTGTTATTATACGTTAAAGATAATTCAACAAATTCATTCACATTTAATCCATGTTTCATTGGACATCTAAATGATATTACAGGTCCGAAATCATCGTTACCTTGATTTACGATAAAAGGTATCCCATCAGAAGCAACCCAAGCCCAACTTGTTGATGTAACGTTATCAATTACATACATTTGTTTATTTGGATCATTTTTAAATGGATAACTTAAATAATGGGTCCAATTATATGTACTAGCACTTTTATTAACAAAATTTATATGATTATTTGGGGGTACCGTATATCCAACAACATTATTATCTGTTCTAATAAAATCAAATTCAAAATATTGAGGATATCCTTCCCATAATGCGGTTGGATTTGCAACTGCGGGGGGTAAGTTACCTCCGGAATATGCTGACAATGTGTTTGCAATTGCATTAGTATAATATAAATTATCTCTAAATGGCGAGTAATTTGTAGTACCAGTATATTCGTTTTTAAAAATTATTGAATATTTTGTCACGGGTCTAAAAATCGTACCTTGTTGTCTCTCGTCAGTAAAAACTTGTTGCAAACTTAAATCAACATTTCTGTCAAATTCTATAAGTTCTTTTTCATTTTGATTTAAGTCAACATTAACGGATAATACCGAATTTGGAGACGCCTTATATCTCAATGAACCTAAAACAATTTTTGTCGTATCATTTACTCCCATTATATGTCTGCTGTATCAATGTATTTTTTTATGAATCTATTCATCGCTGTTTTTCCATTATTTAACCCAAAATAGAAATGACTCGGAACACCAACCAAATAAAGATTACCGTTTACCGCGACTGATGACCCAGGTATTGTTTCTGAAGGTGTTATTGTGGTTACACCCGCCACTGTAGTTTGTATAAAATTAGTTATAAACCCTTGTGGTAGTAACGGTAATGGGTTACCAGGTTGTAGTGATGGAGTATCAAAATAAGGATCAACACTATAATCTAAATCTTGATATCCTTTTTTAAAGAATCCAACACCTCCACTTTGATTAGGATCCGTATACCAATTATTATCCTCCGCCCCAAAAATCACACTGGATGTTTGTAATATCCATTTGTAGTTTGGTACAACTTGGGTTTTAGGGTAACCATATGCGTCTTGTAATAAAGGTGAAATATTATAAATTTCAATACCAGGTGTTAATTTTCTTCTATAAGCATAATCAAGATTCGATGATCTGTAAAATACCCCAAAAACAGGTTTACTTGGTGATGGTGATTGTCCGTCATCACCAATAAAAATAGAACTATTACCATAATTCTCATCAATAAATGGATTAATTCTAAATTCAGAATTTATTGATAAGGCTTGAGCAAAATCACCATCTATTCTATCCCCACCTCTATTACTATTAAAGAATTGAGCGAGTCCCTTACCTTCCGAATTATTACCACCTGTAGTAATAGGTATCATTACTTGTCTAAAATTCTCATTTAATATTCTAGATAAAAACCCTAATTGTATTATATCACCATTTTCATTATAACTAGTTGATCTAAATTGATCACTCATATACCCTTTAAAACTTGGGTTATTACAAATTTCACTTATATATGAATCTCTTGGACCCATATCTAAAACTGTAGTTGGGAACATTATATTTTTTTCATTGTACCCCGGTTTAAAATTAAGTGTTAACCAACTTGCCGGTTGTGGTACTTCTTTACCAATAAATTCCTGTACATTATCACTCCAAGGAGAACTTCTATAATAAAAATTATTACTTACATTATTATAAACCACAATATCTCTACAATATTCATATTTCGGAGAAGACGCATTAGTAAGATTATTTACCGGATAAATTGATCTTTTATTAAAGGACGGCATATATAATGTCCCATTAATCCAATTGTTTTGGAATGTCTGAGCAAATACGCCTCTACAGGTTGCAAAAACTAATGTGAATCTTGTTTTCCATTCCATAAATAATCTAGCGTCTGCACCAAATTCAACAAGATAATTCTTATTTAATAAACAATAACAACCTTTACTAACTCTATTTTCAGGAACAGAACATTGATTAGCCGGAATGACTCCTACATTAGTACCAGTACCTGAATAACATTCTAGTGACACTAACCCATCACAAGTAAGTGTTTGCGTTAACCCCGTACTACCACTAAATTGATCAAGGTTGCCCGCAATTTCATATAAACTACTAAAACTATTTGTTTGTTGACTTCCAACACCATCAGTTTTATAATAACAAAATTTATTATTTTGGTGTAACGCATATGCAGTTCTATTACCAGGTGAAACATCAACACAAGTGGATGTAGGTAATCTATCACTTCTCATAACAATTCTACCACTATTACTAAAATTAACCCCTAATAATGTTGGGTACTTAAAGTAAGCGGGAGAATATAAACCATAAAACTGATTAGACCCTATTGGGTATCCATACGTATCTTCATTTGGAACTGTTGTGTAAAATAACCCATTAATATTGAATGCCGTGTTGAATGATGCACCAATAAATGGCCCACCCCCAATATAATCAGTTTGTTGTCTTGGTAATGTAAAGTTTGTATTACCAAGTAATGTCCATGGGTTTGCCGATAATAATTGTTTCTGTTGGAATGGGACACCTGGTACACCTAAAGCCGGAGTATATGGGTTTGTGTTAGCATTGTAAGGTGTTGTTGTTGTGTCATCAGTTGATAAATAATAATATGATGGTGTTATAGTAAAAGTAAATGACGGGAAATATAAGTTGTTTACAATGTTTGTTGATGTATTATGACTTAATGGTGCGGAACCAACATTTTTAATTGGTTGATTAAGGTAATAATCACCAACAATGGTTAATCCCGGAACATTCCAACCTGTATTACCAAAAATACGAGAAAGATCATAACGGATATTTTGTTTTTCCGTATGTGGATCAACACCTCTAACAAACATTATTATCTCATAATTTAAATTATTTGCTAATGCATTAAGTGAATCAAAATTATTCACTTGTAGTTGTGGGATATTATTTTCATTATTATAATATTGACCATCAATAAATGTAGGTGGTATACTCGGTACAGATGATGTATAAGAAAGTGAAACCGCCGATGGATCCGATATAATATAACTTATTTTATGTCTTAAGAATTTTTGTGGGAATAAATTATTATTAGTAAAATTACCCATTGATATAAAATCCGAAACTGTAACACCAGTAATAACCTGAAAATATTCTAAATCTGTGGGATATTTTAAATAATCCGTCTTACTTGTTGCAGTTACCGTATCACCTGTTTGAATAATATTTATTGTGGTAGTACTAGCAACTCCATTAGTCGTCACATACTGTAACGGTACCCCTATAGGTACAACGTTAGATGTTGTGTTTGGTGCTGCAGATAAAATTGTTGTACCTGTAACTGAGTTATTACCAAATTCATTTAATGTACCCCCTGTTAAATTTATATTTCTTGGTATAACCAACCCATTATTAAAGTTAGGATCTTGAAAAGTAACTAATTCACCAATACCTAATTGTTGTGCCGTACCAGGATTTGCTAAAACAAGAACAATTTGATCTGTAAATGTTGGTTGAGTACCTAAGTTATATGGGGCAACACTTAATTGTGGGTTTACGGTAGTTCGTATAACATTTGGTGAGTTAGTTCCAAAATATTTATCTCTAGTGTTAAACTCATTTAATTTTTGTGGATACGTTTCAGTTAATGGAAATCCAAACCATCTATAATGGACCCCAAGTTCTTTTTCCGCAGCAAACAAGAAGGGTTGTGGAGCATGGTATTTATTAAAAGCGTTAGGATCTGTTGTTGATGACAAAATATCATAACCCGAAAATAACCTTTTAAAATCAAGAACAGCGTCAACAATAACATCACCTCCCACTTGGTCATCAACAACTCTATTTAATAAAGATTTATATTGTATAATTAGAGCACCTGAACCACCCGCATAAAAATAACCTTTACCATTTGCATCACTATCCTCACCAGGAAAATTTTCTAAATTTGGGTGTGTTGCAGTATATGATGAAGACAAATTAACGGGAGCAATAAATGAAGTTGATTGAGCATATTGTATATTACTATCGTCCAAACCATTTTGTTGTTCTTCAATACTTGCATTAACCGAGTTTTCATCAATATCATCATCTAATTCTGCATTACCACAATCACAATCACAACTTGTACACTCAGGGTACGACATCATAGGTAACCCTATTCTTGGGAAGTTAGTTATTTTTATCAAATAAATCGCAGTGAACGCAATAAACGCTAATGATAACGCTAACTTAAATAAAGCAGCTAAAAGTTGTGCGGCAATTCTTAATATTACCCCCGCATTAATTACAGGTCCACCAGGAACCGCAAATCCAGTCGTTCCTTCTAAAATTGAATTTACCGCATCAATACCCTGTTGTACCGCCTGATAACCAAAATAAATACCTAAAACAATTAATAGATATTTTAACACAGGCCAAGCCCAAGCAACAAAGTGAGCAACAAATAATATAACCAATATTGGTATTGCAAGGATATTAATTAATAAATTAAATACAAAAAATATAAAATCAAAATTTCGGATGATATCATTAACAGGAAATGTATTAACTGTAGATTTACAAGTTCTATCATCAATTTCTTTAATACCTAAATGTTTTGCTCTACCTGCACCTTTTTTATATCTATCCAAAAACATTGCTGTGGTATAAACTTTATTATAATTAAGTTCATAAAACTTATCCTCACAATCAATCGCCTCTTGTATCATTTGTTGACCAACGACTGTTGTGTTATCACCATAATCATTCCAATCTAAACTAAACGCATATGATCTTAAAGCGTCAAAAGTTGGTTGTTGATAAAAGGTATAATTAAATTGAGTTAAAGTACCAGGATCTACAGGAACCACATTTATCGTAATTGTTGTTGGCACTACCGTTATCGGAATGCTCTCCAAATCACCAAAATATGGAACACCATTTAATAAAATCGTAAAACTACTTACATTAATTTTATTATCTAAAACTAACCCACCTGTTGAGGTGTTATTTAATGTAACTGTCGTAGTAAAGGTACCACCTGGTAACGTAAACTGATATGGTGTTGTTGGGTAATTTATTAATGGATCAGCAGAAGAATTAACCCACCCATGTTCCTTAATATTAGGAACCAAATAATGTCCCCTTAAAAATGGGTTTTGTAATCCTTGTTCATTTTGCCATTTAAATTTAAATCTATATTTACCTTTAGTTGGTATACCTTTTTTAGGGTCATTAGATAAAACTTGTTCACCAAATTCATTCGTCACAATATAATTTAAGTTCATCGGAACATTTATTAAATATGTCCCGTCTCCGTCAATAACTTTACCATCCTCATCCAATTCGTGAGTTTCAAGAATTGGTCTACCATCTTGATCAACATTAATAGTTTGTCTTATTGTTAGTATTTGTCCCGGACCCGAAATTAATTCACATAAATTACCCGTATCATTTTTTGGCCTACAAGTTATTGCCCTAACAGCATCATCATCAGTAGTTGATATTAATGACCCCATAAACACCGCATTAGGTTTTATGGTTATATTTGCGCTTGCCGTTAAATCAAAATCTGCCCTACTAATACCTAATAAACAAATTTCAGGTTCACCCCATAACGGAGCAACTTCAATTATCTTATTTAATGTTACAATCTGAGGTAATTCGTTAAGGTTTGTAGATGTCTTAAATTTAGATCCATTAACTTGTGATTCAACCGCAACTCCAGAATCTATTAAATCTTGTGGTGATAACGAAAAACAACCTATGTCAGATAGGTCAACATCCATTAATATTGTTTGAGTTCCTGTTGGAACTCCAAAAATCATATAATCCCCACTATCGTTTGTCCTTACTGAGAATCTATAATATTTGTCATAAACCTCAACATAAGATTGATCTGTTAAAATTTCTTGTTTAGATGGGAATGTACCTGTTGCTGCGTGTCCAGTATATGATGGTTCTTTAGGTAATAAGTTATATCTATACCCATCAGCACTTACATCGGATAATGTTTGATATGGATAAAGTTCAGATATTATTGGGTTGTCAATGTCAATGTCATCAATTGGAACGAATACCGAAACTCTTGCGTTTGGTACACCGTATCCGTTATTAACTAATACTCTTCCGATTATAACACCATAATCAGAACACATTCTATTATAGATGTCTCCCTGATTAATCTTTAAAGATAAAATCTCCAAAAATTCAAAATCCTGTTCTAACTGAATATTAATTGTCTTCTCGGTACCAGGTGTTGTACGTATTCTATATGATTTTGGCATTATTTATTCTTTCTTGATAAATAGTTTATTTCCTATTTTCAAAAAATAATTCTTTTATTTGAAAAATAAATTATCAGGAGAAATTAATCGTTCTGAAGTTAAGAACATTAACCGTAATATCCTTATTTGGATACCTAATTTGATATATTTGGGTTGGTTCCGCAAATACCGTATCAGCAACTAATTTGATTTGTTTTGTTGATGGGTCCTCATATGGTTGTGATGTTTGGGATGATGAATACTGTCCCCCAACTTTATTATAAACAAAAATATCTGAAATAGATATTACCCCATTTTCACTTTGTATTAATCGTCTTATTTCAGATATATAAACATTTTGTCCTAACCCTCTAACCGACGGACTAAAATAAGCGGTTATAATATTAATTATCTTAGCAACAATAGATCCTTGATTTTGACTTGAATCCAGAATAACATCAACATCAATCGCTAAATCAATTACATTTGCTGTTTCAACCGATATGTAATCGTTAATCATTCTATAATTTGACAAATAATTAGCAACATTATTCTTAAGCGTATTAGATACAACCTCAGTTAAATTACCGGAAGTGTCGTAAGATAACATTTTAATCTTAACTTTATTATTTTCCTCAACAATAGAAACTTTACCAGGTGCTCCGAATTGAGAAGGCATCGTTCTTAATGCTGACTCATAATCATTAATGGTAACGGCTCTATTTTGTGCTGCAAAATTATAAGTCACATATTGTCTTACTTCTTCTGTTGTTGGCGGATTAGATCCTCCAATCGCCGCAGTTACATTATTTACTCTAAGTGAATTTACTACCGTCGAATTAACGGACTCTGATGGTCCATTAACAAAGAATGACACCGTACCAATTTGAGTAATTATATTAACCCCCAAGTTTGTTGCTTGACCTCCACCGACTCTATATTGTACGAATAAAGTTGAATTTGATTTCAACGCACTACCCAAAGCAAAATTATTTACATATTTGTTTAAGTCAAACCCTACACCGTCTCTCGCAAATTCTCTTAATTGTTCTTCAGCAGACACATTTCCCCCACCGAAGGTTAATTTACAAAATCCTTCAGGTGTAAACTCACTAATAAATTTTGTATTTGTTAGAATATATTTACCAACCTTAATTCCTGGCTGATCAGACGGTTTAGTTGGGTCTTCA